TCTTAATATAGAAGATACCGCAGTAAACTTAGTATCTTCTTGTAAAAATATCTGTTGCTTGTGGTGTCATAATATTTACTGACGTGTAAGCAAAGGCGTTTTCTTGTTCCTTTGTTATGTAAGGTTCTAACACATGATCCATTCCTACCATGCTGTATACAGACGATTGAGCGTAGTGGTCATCCCCACGGTCTGTGATAATTTGGTATACTTCACCTGTTTTCTCGTCCTCTTCGTCTCGAATAATAACATTAATCCAGTGCTGCAAGTAAAGCTCTAAATCCTGGTCGATTGTGTTGTAGAATCCTAAGCGTTTCATCTTCATGTCTGAGATGTGCTTTTTGTTTTGTGTTAACTTATCGACTGTAACCTTTGATTGACCTTCTGACCAGGAAGGCTGTATCTGTCCGTTAGAACGAGGGTTCGGGTTAACTTTTACCCCGTATACTCGACCTACCCCGAAGAACTGGATAAGCTTGTCCACATAGTTTCCGCTATCCCCGATGTCGGCACAGATAATATCGGGATTATACGGGATTAGTTGATTAATGATACTCTCTAAATCCGCTTCAATGTTTGCTACTCCACGAGCACGTTCTACAGAGAATACACGGATTATATCGATCATACCATTGTCTTTAAACCCACGGACTGTAACCCAGTGGCGGTTACCCCAGTCAATACCTACAGAGATAAATCTATAGTCTCCTCTGTCCATTAGCGGCTTCTCTAGGTAACTACGTCTGTTATCCATAACGTCAGGTCTTTGAACAGCTAACGCAACGTCCTGGAAGGGATACCCTAAAACGTAGTTATAGAAATGCTGCTTAGATTTTGCTTCTAATTCCTTACGCTTAAGCTTGTCAGCAGTAAACCATACAGCATTCATTTGGGTAATTAAGTATCCACGAGTACCTTGATTATTTACGGTACGGTCAGGATAAGCAGCTACCCATTCTCCATTATACCATCTATCGAGTGTCTTCCTGCATTTTTGGCAAACAAATCGGAATGTTCCGTCTTTTACAGTCTTAGCTAGTACGTCTACACCCGTTTCATCCATACACTCAATATTTTTTTCATAGTCCATTTGTTGTCTGTACCCGCAGTGGTCACACTTATGCATGTACACACATTGGTCGGATTGATCGTACAGCGCATGGATTCCGTAGTTCGGTACCGTAGGTGTTGACCATCTACGTAATACACCGAATTGTGAAGATGACATAGACTCCATTGCAGAGATTTCCGCACTGGCATTTACACGGTCATACTCATCCAGTGAAAGGTAATCGATATCGACACCCTCTACTGCTGCGCCCTTACTAGAAGAACGGAACAACATGAAGCTATTTCTAATTTTCTTTTTCTCTAACGAGTCAATCTTAGGATCAGAGATTGTAGCGTAATAACCTTGTTCTAATAGGGGGTTAATACGAGTAGAAACGAAGTCTTTCATTTGTCGGTTGGTCGGGAATGTATATAAACATTTTACGCCTGCATAACTATATAAGTCTGCAAACCATAGCATTTCTCCTACCCCGACCTCTGATAGCCCCAACTGACGTGATTTAATTACTGCTTTGTTTGGGTGTGTATCATTAATCATCTGAACTTGCCACGGACGGTGCGCCTGGGCTTTGTTAGATTCATGTCCGCTAACGTGGAAGGTAATTGGATGACCTTTAACTCTATGATGCTTGAGCAGGTAAGAAGAGGTGTTTAACATCGTTAGTACGTATGCTAGTTCGTCTCTTGATAAGTCTGTACGACCGAACGTTTGCTTGGCAACGTTAGCGATCATTTGTCCATCGATGTTGTTGTTCATTAGAATGTTCCCTCATTTTCTTTGTTCTGTGCTATGTCCATATCTCGTATTAAATCAGCGACCTCTTCCGCAGTCATGTCCATAACATTAACTTTGCCCTCTTCGTCTGCTGTCATCTTACCTTCACGAATTTTCTCATCCAATACCTGATCCTGGCGCATGTTAATCTCAGGTAGTGTACCTGATGCACCTTGACCATCCATAACGTCTGCGATTCCATTCATCTCTTTGTATAGTCCAACTACACGATGTAAGTCCGCAATGTTATCGATTGGAATTTCACCTGCGTCCATTCGTTGCATAAACTTTACTACACCCTTTGTTAAAGCAGAGTTCAACACGTCTCGAAGCTCTTTCTCACTGTCGAACGCCTGTTTTTTCTTGCTGATACCGTTCCTGATGTTGTCAGCCATTGACATTTTCAATCAGCTCCCCTTTCTGCCTTAATGTTCTGTAGCACGATGTAA